GGATTAATGGGGCCGGTGGGTTCCGGGAAGTCTTACGCTTGCGCTGCCGAGATGATGCTGCGAGCCGTTAAGCAGCCCCCGTCGCCAAAGGATGGGATACGTTACACCCGGTTTGTGATTGTTCGGAACTCTTACCCGGAACTTAGGACAACCACGATTAAAACGTGGCTTGAGTTATTCCCGGAGCATATATGGGGGCCAATGCGTTGGTCACCTCCGATTAGTCACCATTTGAAGCTGCCCGCCCGTGGCGAGGCCCATGGGATCGACTGCGAAGTGATCTTCATGGCGCTTGATCAGCCCAAGGATGTTCGGAAGCTGCTGTCATTAGAATTGACAGGGGCTTGGGTAAACGAGGCAAGGGAAATGCCTCTGGCAGTGGTTCAAGGTCTAACTCACCGTGTAGGGCGATTCCCTACCAAGTCGAATGGCGGCTGCCCTTGGCGTGGTATCTGGATGGACACCAACCCCATGGATGACGATCACTGGTGGTATCGGCTGTCAGAAAAGGAGCCGATTACCGGCAAGTTTAAATGGAGCTTCTATAAGCAGCCGGGTGGGGTAATCGAAACTGTTGCCGATGACCCTGAGGCGATCCCTGCAGCCAAGAAGTTTTGGAAGCTAAACCCTATAGCCGAGAACATTAATAATTTACCGCCCGGTTACTACGAGCAGCAGTTAGGCGGCAAGAATCTGGATTGGATTCGCTGCTATGCCGGCGGTCAGTTTGTGTATGTACAGGAAGGTAGACCAGTCTGGCCTGAGTACGACGACTCGGTAATGGCATCGAGTGAGATCTCGGTTGATCCATCGCTGCCGATCCAGATCGGGCTTGACTTTGGTTTGACCCCTGCAGCGGTCTTTGGTCAGCGTCACCCGTCAGGTGCGTGGCATATATTTAAGGAGATCGTGACCGACGATATGGGCCTTGAGAGGTTTGGCCTAATGTTACTCAACGAGATTAACGTACACTTTTCAAAAATGGATGTCTTGGTCTGGGGCGACCCTGCTGGTCAGAAACGGGATGAAATCTTTGAGGTCACGGCATTTGACCATTTAAAAACGATTGGCCTGAATGCTCGGCCCACGGCGTCTAACGATTTCCAAGTGCGACGGGAAGCCGGTGCGATGCCGATGAATCGGTTCATCAATCGTTTACCGGGATTGCTAGTTCATAAGGATTGTCATCGGCTGCGTAAATCGCTAGCCGGCGGTTACCACTTTAAGCGCGTCGCTATATCAGGCGGTCAGGAAAGATTCCGGGATGCTCCAAACAAGAACGAGCATTCGCACGTCGGGGATGCGTTCGGGTACTTAATGCTTGGCGGTGGAGAGCATCGTGTAATGACAAGAGGATACGGCGGCCGCTACGGAGCTGCCGGATCTCAATATCAGGCAAATACCGAGTTCTCAATATGGTGACGTGCCGTGACGTTTATCAATGGATCAAGATGCCCGGAGCAAGGGTATTGCCATGCCATAGTTCTCAGCTCAAGCTAATGAAGCTGCACCCTATGGCCCAGCAAAACATTGACCAGCTTCCTGATTATCATGAGAGGATAGACCAGCTTGGAGAAAGCGGGTTTGGCTGGACTGTTCTCTATGAGGGGCGATTCGCTGCCATGTTTGGGATTTCAATGCAATGGAATGGTATGGCCGAGGCTTGGTTGATGGTAGATACAATGTGTATACATAAACACAAAATCAGGTTAACAAAAGGCGCTAAAAACTTTTTCGACAACATTGGCCCTGCCTTTGATTTACGTCGATGTCAAATTATGGTATCAGTGGCCCACAAAGAAGCTGTTTCTTGGGCAAGGCTTTTGCACTTTGAGCTTGAGGCGACTCTGAAGCAGTACGGCCCTGATGGGCAGGATCACTTAGTGTACGCGAGGTTTTACCGTGACTAATATGTTTAAGCCATCAATGCCCGACACATCAGCCCAAGAAAAGGCGATGGAGCGGCAAGAAGAGTTATTGAAGAAACAAGAGGCTCGGGCGGAAGAGCAAGAGAAAGAAGAGCGCAAAAAGGCTGCTGCCGCGATGCGTGTTCGCAAATATGGCGGCATGAGATCACTACTTAGCACTGAGCGCGAAAATGCCCAACTCGGATTATCAGGAGTCAATAATGAGTAATGCAGCACCAAAGCCAGCGAAGCAAGCAGTCAAAACTTTAAAAAATCCACTTAAAGCAGTGCGAGACGTTAGTGGCTACACAGATATGAAAGATGAAGCAGCAAAGAAGCAGCAAGAGCAAGAGGCTCGGGTTGCAGCAGCTGAATCAAAACAAGCCGAGGCTGCTGCTGCAGTCGAAGACAAAGCTAAGGCCATGGAGGGCGAGGCTGCGAAAAAACGGTCAGCCCGCAGACGAGCAGGAGCAGGGCGAGGTGGATACAGGTCTTTGTTATCCCCAGCAAGATCCGGCGACGTGTCATCGAGCTTGAGCGGCAACGAGTAGCACTATGACGTTAAAACGCCATCAGAACCCAGAGGGTGGGTTGAATGAAGCCGGAAGAAAACATTTTGAGCGCAAGGAAGGCGGAAACCTTAGAGAGCCTGTTGAAAGTGGCGTCAATCCTCGGCGTGTTTCTTTTGCTGCACGTTTTGCAGGGATGAACGCAAAAATGAAGGATGACCAAGGACGACCTTCCAGATATGCATTAGCGCTAAAGGCTTGGGGATTTAAGTCGCCAGCCGAGGCTAGAGCGTTTGCAAACCGACATAAGGAATCTTGATATGCCTCGGATGACTCCACAAGAGATTATTAAGCGCCAAGAAAAGGCTGATGCTAGGAAGGACAACTGGCGTAGTATCTATGAAGAGTGTTACGAATACGCACTCCCGCAGCGGAATCTGTATTCCGGGTTCTATGAAGGCAAGACCCCCGGCCAAAATAAAATGAACCGGGTCTTGGACTCCACTGCAATTAACGCAACTCAAAGATTTGCCAACCGCATCCAGTCAGCGATTTTCCCGCCGTATCGGACATGGTGTACTTTGCAGTCAGGCACTGATATCCCAGAGGATCGTAAGGCCGAAATCACTGAAGCGCTGCAAGTTTACACAGACAAAATGTTTGCCGTGATCCGGCAGACAAATTTTGATTTAGCTATCTCTGAGTTCTTACTTGATCTATGCGTCGGCACAGCGGTCATGCTTATACAGCCCGGTGACGAAGAAACCCCAATCCGTTTCACTGCTGTCCCGCAATACCTTGTCTCTATCGAGGAAGGCCCACATGGAACCGTGGACAATGTTTACCGCAAGATGCGGATTCGGGGTGACGCGATCCAGCGTCAATGGCCTGATATTGAGTTGTCGGCAAAGCTAAAAGATTTGATCGACAAAAAGCCAGATGAAGAAATTGATTTGCTTGAGGCAACTGTTTTCAACGCAGACGAAGATACTTATTGTTATCACTTGATCTGGCCGAAAGATAAAATGGGCGATGACTTGGTGTACCGCACAATGGATGTTTCGCCATGGATTGTCGCTCGCTTTATGAAAGTACCGGGCGAAGTATATGGACGTGGCCCATTAGTGACAGCGCTGCCCGACATCAAGAGTTTGAACAAGGTCAAGGAGCTTACCTTTAAGAATGCTTCACTTGCTGTCTCAGGCGTTTATACGGCTGCTGACGACGGTGTTCTGAACCCACAGACAGTGCGAATCGCACCCGGAGCAATCATCCCTGTTGCCCGTAACGGCGGCCCAATGGGTGAGTCATTGCGTCCACTGCGCCCAGCTGCTGACTTTAATGTCGGTCAATTAATAGTAAACGACTTAGTCATGAGCATTAAGAAGATGCTTTATGATGACTCGCTGCCGCCAGACAATATGTCAGCCCGGTCAGCAACGGAAGTAATGCAGCGCATGAAGGAGCTGGCACAAAACCTAGGCGCGGCCTATGGCAGATTGATCACGGAGGCGATGACCCCGATGATTCGCAGGATCCTGCACCTTATGGATTCTCAGAACCTTATTGACTTACCACTAAAGATTGATGGCCTTCAGGTCAAGATCACGCCAACATCTCCGTTGGCTCAAGCGCAAAATATGGAAGATCTGGAAAAGGTTTTGCAGTTTGCACAGTTAGCCCAAGCTGCCGGCCCTGCCGGTCAAGTTGCTGTTAATCAAGATGCCTTGATTGATTACATAGCAGAGAAGATGGGTATACCAATGAGTATCGTCAACAGCCAGCAAGAGCGAGAGCAGATTGCAGCTGAAATGCAGCAGCAGATGATGGCGATGCAGCAACCACAAGGTGGAATGCCACAGGGGGCATAATGGAAGACTGGGATGCGCTGCGCGATCAAGACGCAGCAATCTTATCTGCCACGCAAAAGAGTGAGGACATCGATCTTTCGTTTGTTCGCTGCTTTTCAACCGAGGCGGGGCAGGAAGTTCTTGATTACCTGAAGGGAGTGACACTTAATCAACCTTCATGGTATCCGGGAGAAGACCCATCACATGGGTTTGCACGAGAAGGGCAAAACTCTATTGTCCGGGAAATATTGAGACGCATTGAAAGAGGGCGTAATCGATGAGTGAAACAGAAGTCATCAACGAAGAACAATCAACTTTATTGAGCGTTGAGCAACCGGAGCAACCGGATACAACGCCAGAGCCTGTCCCACATCTTGCTCAAGATGATAGCGAGCCGGTTGAATCCAAGTTTGAATGGGGGGATCGCCCTGATTATATCCCTGAACAATTCTGGAGTCCCGAGAATGGGCCAGATGTTGAGGGAGGGTTCAAGGCTTACAATGAGCTGCGGACGAAGATGTCTCAGGGGAAACACAAGGCTCCAGCCGATGGCAATTATGATATGTCATCTGTTGAAGGAGTTTCATCCGACGACCCATTACTTAGCGATTTCGTTAGCTTTGCTAAAGAGAACGGGTTGAGTCAGGATCAGTTTGATCAAGTCGCATCCATGTATATGCAGAACATAGGTGATCTGGTTGGACGGGCTGAAACAGATGTTCAGGCAGAAATGGATAGGCTTGGCAAGAATGGCGACAAAATCGTTAAAGCTGTTTCGCAATACATTGGTAAGCTCAGTACATCAGGGGTTTTGAATCAAGATGAAACTGACGCTCTGATCGCTGCAGCCAACAATGCTGATGTCGTCCGAGCAATTAACAAGATCCGAGAGGCAAGTGGTGAGCGATCAATCCCATCAACAGACGTTCAAGAAACAGGATCTACGAACCTTTCCGAGCTGCAAGCAATGTTAGCAGACCCGCGCTATGGAAAAGATATGCATTACACAAATACAGTGGAGCGCAAATTCTACGAGTTCCATGGAGAAAAAGCGTAACAAGGGGGCTTCTGCCCCTTTGCTTTTTTTATCAATCTGTTATATTCGGCCTAACCGACAACTCAGTTCTTGAGCCGGTCACCTGATTAATGCGGCCCGCACCGGACAACCGACACAGGTTTTACCAAATGGTTTTTTTATAGAGGAAAGGAAACAATGGCAGTTTCAATCTCGAATGCCTTTGTCACCCTGTTTGACTCAGAGGTAAAACAAGCGTACCAAGGGCA